GACTGTCCAGACACGAACGGGATGAACTGCGACTCATCACTCCAGTCGGTCGACGACCGCGTGCATACGATGAAGCCGAGAAGAATGCAGTCACGCGTGAGGTAGTTCGAGAACACGCTATTCGCGGCGTCGAACTGCACGCTTGCGCGAGCTTCATCGAACGTCGAGTAGATGTTCTGGCCCCATGTCACCCAGAAGTTATCTGCCTGATCGAGCCAGAGGCGTTGAATGGTTGTATTATTGGCGGGCCCACCGACCGTGGGATCAAGTACGCCGGTAGGATTCTCCCACTGTGTCGGGTCAACGATTGACGCAGGCACACCGACGCTCTCGAACCCTCCGGTGATGTAGCGGAACACGAGCGGTGCGGTCGGTCCGAACGGCTGCCGGTTCGGGTCTGCCGGGTTGACATGGTGATTCCTATTGATCTCCCAGATCACGGACGCGTCAATCTCAAGTGTAAACGCTGCGCGCTCGATGACGTTGCCGCCGCTCACGAACGCAAGTGGAGGGAATACGTCCTTCATCATCTCGTAGTATTGGTGTGCGACGTTGCCCGCCACAATGGGCGTTGAAACGTCCTCCCACTGCGCACCGCTCCACGAGATCAGGCCGACGTAGATCATTGTCCGCTGATCGACCGGCGACGGTCGCGTAGTCAGCTCGACGATCTCTCCGATTCCCGGAGTCCCGCTCTCTTGGATCATTATCCAGGCGATGAGATTCGACGATGGCGTTGTGATCGTCTTCTGTAGATCCGGCCATGTGATACGCGTCTTCGTAGCTACGTCACTCGGGTCGGAATACGCATCAGTGATGACGCCGATGCCGGTAAGTACCTCGACGTCCAAGCCGCCGTTCACGATGTTGATCTCTGCGCCCGTGTAAACGCCAGTAGGCATGTGCTCGCGACCCTGCCCTACAGGCACGGCATCGAAGTCCGTTCCTGCCGCGTCGACTATGGGAACCATCCCAATGTGCCCAGAGAGCGGATCGGGTACAGACGCTACGTGCTTGTCGGGCATTACGTCATGCTACCGCGGAACGGGATCTCCTTGGCCCACTCCTCGGGAACTACTGGCTGAGGATCGAGGATCTCCCAGTCGTACGCCGTCTCTGTGCCACCGGAATCCCAGCCGACTTGCATCTCCCACCAATCGCCCGAAGGTGCGTCGATGGTGCCGAAGATGATGAAGTGCCCGCTGCCGCCGGCAGCCTCGTAGCACCCGTACTCGTACTTGCAGTTCGCCGGCTTCGCTGCGCCGCCTCGGAACTTCACATCATCAGGCCCGTCCGCGAGGTAGCCCTCGTCATACGGCAGGCCCGTGTCCGGGTCGATGGCGGGGCGGTACCGAATCAGCTTGCTGTTACTGGGCCCGTCCTCTTCGTTGTGCATGAACTGCGCGTAGCGGTTGCCAGGATCGGCAACGTACGCGAGTTGCTGTCCACGCTGCCCACCAGCGAAGTTCAGGCAGACGACTGTGCGCGCTTGGACGCTCGGAGGAACTGTCACAGTGAGTACCTCGCTTTCATCCACGCATCCATACTCGCCAGTTCGTCGGGCGTTGCCACAGCGTGCTGGAACGCGACGAACGGGACGTCCCCGACCCACGCGGCTGTAACCCCGGAATGACTGCCGCTGCCTACGACCGCGTAGACCATCCCCTGCCCGCCAGCGTTGCCTACCGCAAGCGAGACGCCGTCAACGATCAGTTCGCTCGACGCGCCGTTGAACACGAACTGCTGCCTCACCGCCACAAGCGACTGCGCGCCGCCGGATACCAGGGCCGTGGCCCTGCCCGCGTACGCGCTGTTCTCTGTACCTATACGAGAGCGCCCCGCGCCGCCGCACGCGGAGTTTCTCTCGCTCGCGTCCGCTACTGTCGGCCCATGCACAACGTGCATCGTGAGAGGCTGCGCAAGTGCAGGGGCCAGTAGCACGGTGGCGAGCCACTGCGTCCCGTCGAACCGCACCACCGGCTCGCCGTTCAGGCCGCTCGCGATGTACGTGGGCTGCGATGCGATAGCGGCCTGCACTGCGCTGCGCCCGCTCACACCGACCCATGTCGTCACGGGGCTGTTGTCTACGCACTGGCTCTTGATGTGGCCTTGTACTACGCCGGGTGCGTTGATGGCGGTCAAGTCCATCGTGCCGTGTTGGTCTGCGCGCACGCCGCTGCGCTCGCTCAGGCCCCAGTACGAGACGAGCCCGGTGAGCAGCCCTACGGGCAGGTTCTCGTAGGTGAGCCCGGCGTTGCCGTTGTAATACTCCTCGACTTCGGCATCAGACAGAACGCGGTTCCATGACGCGACCCTCTGCTGGTTTGCATTTGAACCCAGGCTTCCTTGGTGTGACGCACCGATCAGGAGTTCTGCTGCGCCGCCGTCTGCGGGGTTCGCGTACACCGTCCCAAGGAAAGCGTCCTCGTTGTTCCTGATCTCCATGAGGCGAGCTGCCGCCGTGTTTCTGATGCACCAAAACACAGGGACACCGGGTGAAACCGTGAGGTTGTTCGACCTGCGTATCTGAGTTCCGCCTCCATTGCGTATGGCAAAATTCATGCGCCCCGCTGTTTCAACGCTGAGTATGAAGTCGAGTCCGGGTTCCCACTTCGTATAGACGTAGTTCGTCAATGTCAGATCGTCAACGGTGATCCAACCGCAGATCGTAAAGTCGTTTACGGCTGTAACGCCAACCTGCCCGCCATCTAGGTAGCTTGAGATTGCGCTCAAAAACTTCGCAGAACCCTGCGTGATGCACTGACTTTCAAGCGCGATGAACCCATCGTAGAACCCATCCAGGTCGAAGGGTGTAAACGGTGTGCCTCCACCGTCGCCGGTGTAGTAGCCGCGGAGATTGAAGAACTTCCCCATGTCAAGCCTTCAGATCGAACTCGATCGTATGATCTCCAGCGACGACGGCAGCGGCCTTGACTCGAACGTGTCCGGCGGACAGGAGAATGCGCTCGGGGATCGCTTCCCACTTGCCAGCGATGAACGCGGTCGACACCGTCTCGATGGCTTCCTGAATCTCAGACCACACGCCCTCAGAGTCGCGAGCTTCCCATGTGAGCGGACTCGTGACGCCTGCCGGTGCCTTGAACTGTCCGCCAGCCGCGAAGCTGACGTCGAATCCTGCGGAGACGGAGAGCGCATCGAGGATCACTACTCCACCCTGCCAAGCCCATCGGTTCATCAGCATGCTCATATCTAGTTTCCTTCGGACGGGACGATCTGAAGCTCGTAGCGCGGTGCCGGAATCATCCAGCCCCCACCCTCGATCCTACTCGCGGAGCCGCTGTCGGCCAACACGAGAACCTGCGCCATACCACGCTTCTTGAGGATCGCCTCGATCTCTTCGATCGTGCGCTTGATGCGCTCCTCTGTAGTCGGTTCACCGGGCTGTTTGTCGTTCTCGCTCATTGTGTGTCCTTACGCTGGCGGGCCAATGTCTGTGATCTCAAGCACGGATGTGTCGGAGATAGCGACCCTGTGCAGGTTGCCGTTCGGGGACTGTAGCAGAAAGCTCTTGTAGACCAGCTCTCCGCTTCCGGGCCGTACGACAAGCGACGGCTGCCACTGGCCTCCGATCTTCGTGCTGAGTGTCCAGTTCCCAGAATCGGGATCCTTTCCGTGACGGAACGAACCGTCGATCATGTCGCCGTTGCTCGTGTCGGGGTAGCCGGATCCAGACCACACGCCCGGCACCATTCCGCGGTACAGGGAATCTTGCGTCGTCGGGATCACACTGGAGAATGAGACGATATCAGGCGGATCGGGGGGAACCGGCGGGATGCCGGGACGCTCCGCACCATCCACGTTGAACATGTCGAACTCGGGAGGCATGTCAAACACGCCACCGCGAGCTATGCCACCGCGCACGCGACCGATGCCCGGCTTCGTTGTGTGGATCCATCGACCGTCCGGCTCCATGCCGTACGCCTCAGTACGCAACACTGCCGGTCGCGAAACAAGCTCATCGCGTTTGGCCTCATCGGTCTGTCGTGCGAATCGGAAGTCAGGCGCGTTCGGATACACGGACTGCGGGTAGTGGACAATCGACGTCTGGCCGACCGAGCCCATGAACGCGATTCCGCTGTCTCCGCTTCCGCTGAGGTTGCGATCGAATACGTTCGGCCTACCACCTCCACCGATACCAATCGGTGTTGGCTTCACTGGGGGGCGGATACCCGGGAACGTGCTACCACCGCCAGTGATGACGGGCTCGGGCTCTTCCTCTTCGGGCTCTTCCTCTTCCGGCGGCGGCCTGCCCGGAGGGTACGGATCAGTAGGCTCGCGTTCGTCATCGTCATCCTCGATGAAGATGTACGGAACGTTCACCCACCAATCCCACTTGCCATCCTTCCACCCGGTAGGATGCGAGTGACGCGTGCGCTGTTTCCATGACAGGAATACGCGTTCCTTGAAGCCCCAGAAACTTGAGTCGACGTCACGCGGATAGTCGATGCGCGAGAACATCAGCGGTCCGGCGTTGTCTACGCTACGCGAGAAGATCGCCTTCGTTGTGATTTGTCCGGAGTTGATCGGGTTCCCGTCCTTGTCAGAGCCGAGATTATGTACGTCATCCTTGTAGAAGCCGGGCGATAGCGGTCCGCCAGCCTCGTGCCCCATCATGCCGATAGTGGTCTGTCCGCCACTGAAGTCGTTCGACTCCTTCGGTGCCTTGGTCGTCTGTAGCTTGTTGACGAGCCCAATCGAGGGGAGCGTCTTCGGAGCGTTTAAACCCGACGCACTCGGGAACCCGCCTGCCGCGATCGTGCTGATCGTAGCAAGTGAGTCAAACGCGCCACCGGATGCGCGAGCGCGAGCAAGAGCACCTTGGTACAGGTCGCTCGCCATGATCTCGGCTGTCGTCTGACTCGGGGTAACTACGGGCTTGCGCCCAGGGCTCTTCGAGCTACCAGCGTCGTTCTGTGATCTGCCGAACACCAAGCCATGACCGGATGTTCCGCCCTGCTCTGCGGAGGTGAGCAGCCACGCGAGCGAGTTGCCGGGGTTGTGTGTGATCTCCTTGAGGAATGACGGCATACGCACGACGCGCATCATCGTCTGCAAGAACGCTTGTCGGCCACCGAGACCGGCGGGAGAGCCTGCGGACATCTCGCCGCCAACAACATCAGCCACGAGTGTCCCCATGCGCGGAGGACCACCGAAGCCGGGAGCTACGAGACGTCCGTCAGTCTGTAGCCAGATTTCCTCCTGAGAGAACTCCTCTGTGCCAGCCAGAGCGATGCCGCGCATACCGGATGGGATCTGGGAGTCCCACGCCGGTCCGAGATGTCCTATGGTCCCGAAGCGTTGGTCTTTCTCAAGTCCACCGCCGATGACTCTACGAATGGGGCTCGCTTCGGTAACCGTTGGGCCGCCGCTCGAATGGTATCCGCTACTGGCAGAGCGAGTGCTCGAACCCTCTTGCATCCACGCGAGCACGTTGTTGGCGGCCCCACCGCCGCTGCTCTTGTAGCGCGCCGCTGGCTGGTAGAAGCTAGAGAACCCGCTACGCGCACCGAACGATGTGAACTGATTCAAGCTGCCCGTGATTGCAAACGTCGGGAGCGCGGTGATTGACGTAGGGGAGACCGTGCGATAGCCGGTCGTTAGTGCCCATCCGTTCTTCGAGACCCTCTTGAGACCTCGTTGCTCAGGAGTCAGTACCCGCCTGAATCCCTTCGGAGCGGACGTATCAAATCCATTTGCATTCTCACTGCCGTACGCGAGTACCTGAGTCTCTCCATCCCATCCGGCCCGTACTGTGTCGCCACGCGGTATACCTGAACGCACACCACCGACCACTGTCGGCATGCAGAACGACCAACCGGGCATGTCCCTACCGGCAGATCCTCCGGTCGTCGTTGCGTTGCCAGCGTTGGCACGCCATAGCCTAGCGTTCAGGATGTCGCCACGGGTATCCTGACCCATGACGTTCTCGCCGTACGCACCGATGCTCGACTTCGGGCCACCCTCGCCAAGCCGACACGCGTACACGGCAGCACGAGCACCGATGTCGAACTGCGGATCGTGGTGCTGGAGTACGAGGTACCCGTCAACCTGATTGAATATCTTGGTCATCGACCGGACCTACCGACTCCAGAACCGTTGAGCGTGACGTCGGCGTTCGGACCACCGAATCCGATGATATGTTTGACTGTGCGCTTGTCATCGATGTTGAAGAATGAGTCGATGCGCCTCTCGGCTGTAAGCTCGTTCATCTTCCGCTGCGCTACCAGATTTCCTCCGGTCGTGATCTGTTCGTTCGTGAGGAAGTTGCTCGCTGCACCAAAGCCCTTGAAGTATTCCTTCGCTGCACCTCGTGTGCGAATCTCATCAGCCGTGTCCCTGATGCCGGGAGCAACCTTCTCGGCCAAGTCGATACCGAACTGTTCGAGCACGCGCATGAACGCACCGAACGTGACCTTTATGTCTCCAGCGGTCGACTTGAAAATGCCAGCCGCCAGCACGAGTGCCGCAGCGGCTACACCGAGCTTCGCGATGCTTGCGCCACCGATCGCGCCCCTGCCGATCATCGCGCCGCCGCCGCCTCCACCTCCGCCGCCCCTCACGGGAGCGCGAAAGTTGAGCCCGGTTCGAGCGCCACTGCCGGAGCCTCCGCGCTGTCCAGACGCCTCGCGAATCGAGCGTTGCAAATCGGAGTCGTCTACGTCGTACCGGACCCGGATCACTACGTCTTGGTCGGCCATTACGGTTGCACCTTGCTTTGAATCAGGCTCCTCACGCCCTCGGGCATGAGCGCGTTTGCGTCTTCCATGAATCTCGGTTGGGGCATCACGATACCAGTAATCGACGCACCATCTCCAGTGATCGTGTGGGTCACAGCCTGAATGTTTCCGACCGGCCTGAGATTCGGATTCATGTCGACGGCAAAGACGCCCTCTGTGTGATCGGTCATCGTGGCGTAGATACCAGCCGCAAGCGACTCAGCGAAGAACAGAAGCTCGATCTCGTTCACGAGCTGCCCGTCGAGCAGAGTCCGAACGACCGCGATGCTCGGGTGGTTCAGCTTGTCGAACGAGTCCTCTGTGTCCTGGGCAGCCGTGCCTCCCATCACCCGCTTGATCGCCGCAGCCTTGCCATTCTCCCAGGCGTACCGAGCTGTCGCGATCTGTGGAGCAACCCGCACGCTCCAGTTGATTCCCTTCGACTCTCCGATCTTCGCCCTCGTACGTGCGGGCAAGCGACTCAGTGCCATCGCTGAGGGGATCGTGATTGCCATCAGCCGAGCGGCGCTGTTCGGTGCCGCCGGTACTGCCGTGATGATCGTAGACATACGGTGCTTTGGGCGAAGCGAGTACACGGCACCGAGCCGACCGTCTCGCGTCCCGTCAGCGCACACAGGGAACTTCACACGCGGAGCTGTAGACAGTTCATCGACGAACGCACTCGGATAGATCGTGCCCAAGTTACCGGCGTAGTCGACAAGGAACTGGACCTGTATGATACCAAGTTCGGCGTCGAGCACTGAGAGCCTACCCGGTGCTGGCTTCGAGCCAGACAGGGGCTTGCCTATGTCCACGCCACCAAGCACGTTCGCCGCTACACCTTGCTTCGAGACATTGAAGAACGCTCCCTTGCTTGAGAACTTCACGGCGTAGTCCTGCCACACTGGCGAAGATCCAAACGTTCCCGTTTCGGGATCACGCACGGAGCAACGGTACGCACGGAACGACTCGAACCGATCCATCCAGAACTTCGGGATGCGGTACGTGCGCCGGTAGTGCGCTCGAAGCGCAGAGAGCCGACCAACCCAGTCCACTTCCGGGTTCATGCTCCCAAGTAGTACGACGATTTTCTCAAGTTCTGCGGACGGCCAGAACATACGGATGAACGACTCGGTGAGGTTCTGTGAACCCGGCTCGCTCTGCCACGCGGTAATGAGAGCGGACGCCTCTACCCACATGCCTCGCAAGATCGTCTTCCCCGCGACGGTGATCTTCTCGTCCGGTGATTGGATCACGTTCTCTACCCAGAAGTTGCTCGACCCCTTGCGTATGTTCTCTCTGAAGTCAAGACGGATTTCCTGCTCCGGTGTGAATAGAACGTTCACATTCTGCGGCCTCATCTGTGACAGATCGACCTGTGCGGGTATGTCGCTACCTTCGAGGAACAGCAAGCCCTCGATCTCGTCCTCGGCATCACCCGTGTTGGCGGCGTCCTTTACGATCACGCCGCCGTTCCTGTCGATCCATACGTCGGCACCGGGCAGGAGTGCGAACACGCGACGTAGCGCAACGTCGCCGGGATCGTCGATCTCCATGCTGTCGACTTCGCCCTGCGGGAACTTGCTCAAGTCGCCAGACCAGTTCCCCTTACCGACGACCGAATCGAGTACAGCCCCGACGGCCTCCGCTGCATTGTACGGCTTGCCGTTAAGTAGTGACGTCTCACGAAAGCCGATGTCCTGGCTTACGTTCTGGGCCTGTGCGGGTGCTTGCTTCTTTCCGGGACCGTCGTCAGTCTCTCGCCTCAAGTCACCGGAGCGCCTACGTATGTTGAACGACTTGCGAACGTGGATCCTGTTCCAGAAGATTCGCTTGTCGGCAACGATCACGGTCCTCGACCAAGGATCCCTCCTGGGGCCCTCACCGATCACGAACAGTTCCTTGATCGTGATGGACTTGCGCGCACCTCGAAGCGTGAGCGACACAGCACCGGCAGTCGTTGCGATCTTCTCCATCGCATCTTCGTCGCCGGTGAATATCCCGACATACGGCTGGACTCCGCACTGAAATGCCCAACGCGCATCCTGCCTATCGTCCAAGAAGATGTCACCGGACGTATCGCCCACGCTGAGGACTGCTCTTGCAACGACTCCAGGCATTACCTACTCCCAGGCGTGATCGCGCCACCGGGCAACGTAGCTGGCTTCTTGGACTTCGCAACGGCATCTAGAGCTTGCGATGCGCTTCCAGTCGCGCCGCCCGGCTTCAATACCCATGTCTCGACGATTGTGATCTCTACGAGCGTCGACGGGATCCGTGTACCAATGCCGGGCAAGCCGATCATCACCGGAGTTTTCGTTTCTGTCCTCGGAGCGATCTCAACCCACCCAGAGTCCCCGGGGAACGTTCCGCGACCGCCGTCGATCGTTCGAGCCCCCTCGGCCAACACGGGGTAGGACTGCACTTTGCCGAGAGCTTCGATCGAGTTCACGACTGCGCGAATGACCGTCGTACGCACCGTGTCGGCGGGGCCGGGATACACGTACTTCGAGTACCGCTTGCCGTCATGCACTCGACGGATCACAGCGCCTTGGTCCTCGCTGTATGTTTGCGAGACCGAATACTCGAACGCCGTCGAGCCCTGCACGATCATTACAAGTGAGAGTGATGCCGTGATCGTGTTCGCTGATGCGTTCGTAGACAAGTCATCAACCGTGACTGCTACGATCGTGGCTTTGAATCGTTTCTTCGCTTCGTTGAAGACATACTGTCGGAGCGTGTTACGCCACAAGTCTTCGAGGCTCTTGGTTTCCGTGTGCTCGACGTTACAGGCGTAGCTCGCTGTCGCGACCGTCAACCGCTTGACGGAATAATTGCCTCCGGGCGTGTCGCCGGGTCCGGGCGTCTGCCGCGAGAACACGACGTTGTGACGAACGATCGCTGAGTCGTCAACGGAGCCGGGCTTCTGCGGGAAGATGATCTCTTCGTACACGCGGACCCAGGGACATTCCTTGTCTTGATCCATGCGCGTCGGCTCTTGCTCTACCAGCTCGTAGGGACCGCCACCGATACCGGACAGGATGCCCGTGCAGTATCCGGGAGCCTTCGACTCGTAGTTCGCGAGCGCGCCACCACCACCCTCCGAAGCCGTGTAAACGCCGCGGAACGTGACGGTGATCTTGTCAGACGAATCGTGTGAAATCGTGGCCGACGCCTCGCGTAGATCATCGTTGTCCGTTGCAGGTAGTTCGACCGCAACGCCGAGCGTGTACCTGCGCGAGAAACCAGTGTTCGCAGAGTCGGGGATCTCGGACCAGCCCGGATCAGCATTGAAGCCAGTGTTCGATCCATGCGACCACGAGATGAACGTCTGCCCACCGATCTCTACAGTGAGATCCTGAAACCTCTCGGAGAACGCCGCTACGATCGCAGCGCACTTCGCCTCGAATGCTGCGCGATCGTCGTCCTGCACGAACACGACCCACGACACGGATGAGACGAAAGCGGAGCCGTCTGCGCTCGGCTTCTGCGCGAGCGCCGGTCCTGAGTCGATCGTGTACGCGGAAGAGCCGCCGGTGAGGAGCGACCCATACGTGATGCTGATTTCCTGCGCGGGCGTGGGCATTACGTTGATTCCTCTCCAAGCTTCATCGGGAACCCGGCATCATCAGACGCGGGCGGATTGTGCGAGTCTACAGGATCTTTCTGCTCCGCGACTTCTACAGCCTGAGCAAATGCCACCGTCAACGATTCAGCAAGCCTATCGGACTCCGTCTTCTCGAACAGAATGCGGAACGCCGTACGCGTGTCGGCGTCCATGACATTGAACTCGGACGCCGAGATGCGACCGCCGGTGCGGAAGAACTCAAGCACTTGTCCTGTGCCCCATTCACTGATTGCCATCACGCCTCCGTGTCAGGGCTTCTCGCGATGAGCAAGCCGATCATGTCCTCGATGTCTTCGATGTCTTGGTCCGTAATCTCAAGAAACGGACGCGCCGGGATGTCGATGCGGATCTCTTTGTCGAGCATGGTCTTATTCAGCAACCACCCGAGACCACCGGCATCATCCTTCATCTTGTCTGGATTGCTCTTCAGAAATCGCGCAAGCCAATCTTGGAACTCTTGCGTGACGACGCCGATCAGTTCGTCCGTTGCGCCATCTTGTTGCTTGCTCGCGTACGGGAGATTTGAACGTAGCGATACCAGCAACGATGCCAGATCAATCTCGGCATTCTGCGGATCTTGAACGCTCTGCCGCAACCTGCCGGTGTCCACGAGCGTCTGCCCCGTCTCGAACCTACGCGATAGCGGAGCGGGTCTGCCACCGCTGAAGTCAGAGAAGATGCCTGCGATGTTTGGAACTGCGCGGTCGGGCCATTTCCCCTCGGGCTGCCTGCCGCCTTCGAGGAATGCTTCGCGTGCGCCGGCGACAAGAATCGCCGCAGTCTGCTGGAGGATAGCCTTCGGTGCCTTCGCATTTTCAATGAGGCTCCCAACCATGGTGCCCCACTCGATCGTCACGCGAGGCATTAGAACAGTCCGTCACCGGGGAAGAGCATCGTAGCAAGCTCCCCTGATGCGTTCGGGATCGCTTGGAACTCGATCGGCATCTCGGCCTTGGATCCCATGCGCAAGAGGATCTCGAAGCTATCCTGTTGGCGCGGCATGGCCTTGTAGAAATGCACAATCCTGTGAATGTCGTTGTTCCCATCCACGACGGCATCGGGCACAAAGGTCAGAGCGTTTACACGCTGTGAGTAGAGGTACCCAGCACCGTTGTCCCCTCCGATATCGATCCGCATTCGTTGGGTAGCAGCACCCTTCTCCGTGTTGAGGAACACCGCCTCAGAGGCAGTGTCATCGGCGTCCCGAATACGACACGAGAGAAGGGCACTGTCGCCAGCCGACACGGCATCTAGCACGCGCCCGGTGGTCGGATCGGTGATCTCCTGAACGCGCTCGCGGGGCATGAAGTTCACGCGCCCAACGAATCCCAGCTCGATCCCACCGTAGGGGTACGTGTTGAACGCCGGATTCGCGCCCCACACGAGCCGCCCAGGCACTACGAGAGCGATTCTGAGGATCGGGGTACTCATTACGGGATCGCCAGCGTCGAGCCAGCCTCCAGGGCGCTGTAGGCCCTCTCGACGGCAGGAGCACCGTCTTGCCGGCCATCGTAGGCTGCGAAGGCAGAATAGGCCACCGGAGACGCCGCAGGATCGTCCACAGTCGTCGCGAGATCGGAGGCGAGTGCGACTCCCCTGCCGTCTGTCGGGGACGCTGGAGGGGTCGTGGAGCCGTCCGCAACCCTCAGTACGATGCGGAACCGATCGAACCTGTCGGGGGGCAGCGTCCATGTGAGCGTCGAGCCCGACTTCGAGAGCCTGCGCACAGGGTGGTAGTAGGCTTTCGATGACGCCATGCACAGGAACGTGTACTGCCGGAACACCCAGTTCGTGCGATCGATCATCGCCGGGGCAATCCCGCTCTTGTAGGCGCATGTCGCCCGGATCCCGTTCGCGCCGGTGAGCTTCGCGACCGCTTCGAGGAACGGAGCTTGGACTTCGAGCAGGCCGCGACCGTCGCTCGCCAGCACGCCATCTGGGCCCATGGTTCCGCCGATGACGGGATGCTCGCCCTTCCGGTCGCCGTACACGACGCACGCGAGCCACGCGCTGTACCGTTGGTCGATCATGTCCGGCTGCTCGGCGTCACCGGTGTCTGTTGACGGGGCCCAGACTACGAAGTGGCTCGATGCCTCACCGACCAGCTCTTGCGGCGTGAGCGCAGAGATCATCGAGTCCATGACGGCTTTCCCGCCAACACCCGGCCACACGGCAGATCGAGTCAAGTAGTCGAGCTGCTCGATCTGCTGTAGCGGATTCATTACGCACCGCCTGAACGGTCTTCCCCAAGACGCGGACTCGGGAGCATGTCGGGGAACGATCCGTACGGAGACAGGATTGCCGTCGTCTGCACCGCGGGCCTTCCGCGACCGGTCACAACGCGCAGCTTCGCGGCTTCATCCGTCGCCTTAGCGCGGATTGCCTGAGCCGCGGATCCCGTAGCGGATCCATACTCCATGAGGATCGACTCGACCAGAAGCACACCGACCCGGATGTGCTGCGAGTCGTCCTCGGCATACGCCGCTTGCACCATGGTCTCGAAGTCGCCGTTTGCGTCGGCCACTGCGCTGTCGAGGCGCACGGTGTCGATCGCTTGCGGTGCGCGCAGATCAGGGTTCGTGAGCTGGATGACTCGCGCTTCGGAGTAGCGGAGCAGGAACTCTTCCTTGAGCGTTGCCATTATGTGGGATCCGGGATCGTCGGTGCGGCGTCGTGCGGCAGGTAGCCGAGCCCCGCAGCGATCCACATGTGCTGGATCTTCGCGTCGACGCCCTCAGCGTCACCAAGCGTGAACTCGTCATCGAGCTGGAACGGAGTCTGTCCGCTGCGCATGTGATAATACGAGCTGTCCGCGAGATCGAGAGCGGTGAAGATCAGATTGTCGATCTGGATGTTGCCAGCGGTCATACCGGAAACCTGAACCTCGATGTCCATGCGGTCTTCGTAGAAGTTCGCGGGCCACAGATCCGTATTCATGACCATGATGACGTCGACCCAGCCAGCACCGATAGCCGTCAGATCAGGGATAGTGATCGACTTTGAGCCCATGCGCAGCGTGAGCGATCCGTCAGCACCGGTCGACTTGATCTTCGCACTGAGCACGTACGGCGTCGAGACGTTCGCTGTGAAGCCAGCGTCCTCGATGCTCTGTACGATGTGGAAGTCACCGACTGAATCGAGCGAGAACGAGTCGACGTCCTGTACGCCGGGCGGCGCAATGAAGATGTCGCTGTTCAGCGTCAGACCGGCATCCCCGATGAGCGTCTCCCAGCCCGGAACCGTGTCGGCTGGCACGCCAACGATCAGAGCCTCATCGAAGCTGCTGTTCGTCATGAGGGACTGCCCGTCGCCGGAGCCCGCATGCCGTACGCGCATCGACTGGATCAGGGCCGAGCCCTGAATAAACAGATTGATATTGTCCTGGGACGGCTCCGTGCCGTGGATCTCGAACAGCTCTGCGCCACGACGCGAGCCGAGCGTTTGGTCCTCGCGGCAGATGATCGTCTTCTGCTCACTCGTCACGGCTTCGAGATCGAAACCGTGTTCGTCGACCGTGAGACGCACGACGTCTCCGTCACCCGTGTTCGCACCGGGGGCAGCGGCACCGTACGTCATCACGCGAGACTGAACCCGGTTCAGGGTTGCGTCGAGTCGCATGTAGTCGAAGAAATCATTCCGCAGACGAATGATGTTGTTTGCAGTGCCCGGACTTCCGCTCACCTTGCCCGCATCCATTAAGAGCGGAATCAGGACAACCTGCAAGAGATCCGCGCTGAGGCTGCCGGACATGATGCCGCGGTGCCCTTGCGTGTAGCCGGGGTTGCCGGACGGACCGTAGTCGCCGGCGCTCTCCGCTTCGAGTACCTCGTACTTGGCGAGAAGCTCGCCCTCGACGAATGCACGCGTGGATTTGTCGATGTCCGTTACAGCCGTGAGGCGGTCAATGAGCTGCGCCCATGTGGGTGTTCCAGACATTCGATCTCCTACGGCAGACTGATGCCCAACTGCGAGACGGGCTTCGGGATGCCTGCCAGCCTACCATTTTCGTCGACAACCTTCACCATGTAGACGTAGAGGCCAATCGGCTTCATTGTAGCGGTGATGCGCGGCTGGATGATATGCGAGCGACGATTCTGCGACTTCGCATCATCCTCGGCCTCACGGATGTACTCCTCGGAGCGGAGCATGACCTTCTGTGCGGTCGGAATCTTCAGACGCTTGCGGTTGCCGAACTCGTCTTGCGTGAGGCGCGTTCGATGGGTCCAGTCCACATACGTGAGCGGCATCTCGGCCGCGATGCGTAGAACCTGATCTTCACGGAGGATATGAACCTCTCCGTTTAAACGCACACGCTCCTGCTCGCCGCTCGTGCCACCACGCCGGGAGATCGGCTCGATGTACTGCGGGAAGCTGATGCCGGCGATGATCGTCGTGAAGAACGGCGGGTGCGGTCGGATCTCCGGATCGTCGATCGTCGCGATGCCGAGCGGATCCATGGGATCGAGCTTCGTGCCGACCGGGATCGTGCCGCACCAGTAGTACGCGATCTTCTGATTCTTCAGGACGTCGACCGCTGCTCCGAGCAACGAGTCGGGCGAGATCAACTCGCTTTCCTGGGCACGCTTCGTTTCAGTGAGCGACTTGAGTTCTTCGCCAAGTGCTTTCGATTCGGGGCCCTTGCCGTCGAGCTTTTTCAAGCGCAGACGGACTTCCTCTACTCTGTCAGCTATCGGGGTCGTCATACCGTACACCCTTTCTGGACTGAGGCTGTGGATCAGCCGGTGATCTTGATCGTTCCGAACATGACGCCAGCGCCGAAGCCCTGTCGCTGTTCCCACTGGACGTACTCGCGGCCGGTGCCACGAGCGTCATCGCTGTTGCCGTCGTCGCCGTACGACTCGACCATGTTCGTGCGCGTCTGCATGAAGAACGGCTTCTTCGCGCCAGACAGGAACACGACGCATGTTCCAGCGGGCAAACGGCTCGTCTCCCAGAGCGTATAGATACGCCCGCCGAGCTGCGCTTGCAGGATGTTGGAGATGCCAGCGTTGCCGCTCGCGTTATCCACCACCGGCAGGTTGAACGCCTCAGCGAAGGTGAGGTTGTCGGCACTCGAATAGATCACGAGCATCGAGCTGTCGAGCACCGGCTCCGGGTGAAGCGGCTCGCCGCGAGCCTTGAACTGGCGGAACCGGTTGTGCGCCGCATAGATCGCGATGCGAACGCCGCTCGAACTCGCGAACGAGTGACCGGCCTCGATGTTGCCACCGGCGGTCTCGAAGCGAGTCGTCGCGCTGTAGGCCGCGAGACCGTCCGAAGCGTTCTGGAGCGACGGCATCAACAGCGTCGTGCCGTTGATGTAGTCGAACAGCGCCCGCTCGGGCGTACCCGCGAGGGATGCCCCGCCGGTGCGCGCCTGCTCGGTGAGCGACTGAGTGAGATCGTCCTCACGATCGTACTTGCTCCACGAGAGGCGGAGGTCGTAGATGTGGTTCGGAGTGTCCCACTTCACACTGTCGAACTGGCCTTCGTTCACGGGATCACCGTATGCGCGGAACTGCGCATGCGGAGCTGCCGTGTAGTAGGCACGAGTCTCGACACGCTTGTCAGATGACAGGCCGAGATCCATCGCCATCGAGACCTTCGGGTCTGACGAACGGCGAGTGTTGAGGAAAGCATCGCGATGGTCATTGAGAAGACCCGCCTGCTGCGTGTTTGTACTGTTGACAGCCATCGGAAGACTCCTACTAGGTGGTCTGCGCGAAGAACTCCTGGGCGCTCAAAAGCTGCACCCAGCAAGTCGTTCCCGAGAGCCAGTTACGAATGTAGCCAACCGGCAGCGAGCCGGTCGGGTCCGTCTTGGTGAACGTACCGTCATCGGTCGCCCAGACGGGGAGCCCGTTGTCGGCGGCCGAAGCCGCAGCAGTGACGGGCACCTTGATCTGTGGGCCGGAGACGTCGATGACGATCTCGCCACGCGAGTCGCCAGCACCGTAGACGCCGCTCGTGCCGAGCCGCTCGTGAGTCGCGAGACCCATGAATGCCGTCAGGCCGCCGTCGTACGGGATGGCGAGGCCACTCGTGGCATCGATGCCGACGAGCGAGTTCAACCAAATCTGTGCAGCGTCCTCGACGAGATGCGCGTTGGTCAGCGTGACCGGACGGGGATGCGTGTCGTAAAACGTGTTCTGTGCGAGTGCCATGTCTTCTCCTACGAACCGATCACGCGGTCGACTTCGATCTCGATGAAACGCTCACGAGAGAGACTCGTACAGCGTCCATCAGCGAACAGTGTATTGGCCTTGAAGGCCGCCTCGAAGTGCTCGGGGCTCTTGCTCCGGTACTTCGCCACTTCATCGGGAACGTTGCGCATTGCGCCGCCCTCCGCGAACTTGTCTTCGCTGTCCTCGACGTTGATCGAGGGCAGTGAGCTGCGGAGCGAAGCGGCATGGCTCTTCATGGCCTTGATGCCGTGCTCTTCAGCGAACTTGACCAGCTCGCTCTCGATGTCCTCGCCAGTGACCCGGCCGGACAGAGACGCAACAGCTTCGCGCACAGCGCGCTCACTCATGACGTCGGCCTTGAACTTTTCGAGGTTCGCGAGGCGAGTGCGGCTCTCGACCATGATTTCGCTCATCTTCTCGGAATCCATGGAAGCTCCTTCGGACATGATCGCGGGCACGCCCTGTACTTCGGCCCCCGCTTCGGGGATGCCGTTCTCTTCACCAACGGTCGTCTCGATGAGGGCCTGAATCGCTTTCAGCGCAGCCTCATCGCCAAGTGTATCGATCAGAGCTTCGATGGCCTTGACGGTGTCAGACTTGCCGTCCATCGCCCCCATCTGCGCCTCTTCGCCTTCGGGCTTCTTTTCAAAGTCGTCGGACTCCGCGGCGGATTCTTCGTCGTCGCCTTCGGACGTCTCGCCGGGCTTGATCTCGTCGGCCATCTTCTCTTCGACTTCGGCAGGCTCTTCTTCGGCGGCGTCTTCGGCGGCCTTGTCGGACTCTTCTTCGATCAAGTCCTCAGCCTCGGCACCGTCGCCACTGTCTTCACCGCCGGGCTCGTTCTCGCTCTCTTCCACCTCTGCGAACAACTCGGGCCGTTCGGCGCGCAGCTCGTCAAGACCGGACGGCGTGTAGGCGCGAACCTCGCCATCGGAGAACGAAACGATCTGGAGTCCATCCATCCAGTTCGACTTGATCTTCGTAACGGTCATCGGCGGAAACTCCAGAGCGATTCGCTGGCAGTGCTTCGACTCCGAGAACCCTACTACAAGTGAGCCGGGAAGCGAATCCGGGATCTCGATTGTGTCATCTGACACGGTGGTCATTGGCAGCTTGTGGAACGGCGGCTCGCTGTCGAGAAGCGCGAGCGACCTGATGCGTTGCTTGTCGAAGTTCGCCTCGACCGAGCGATAGCGCAGACGCTTCGACTGAATCATCGCGAACGTTTCACTGTCGGTCACGTACAGGTCGGCGTACATGACCGGCACCGGCTTGCCGCCGAGCATCATCGTGCCCTTGCGCTGGATCTTAAACGCGCCCACCTCCCTCGGGTTGGGATTGCGCTCATCGTCGAAGTGACCCATGTGCATCGGCGGCAAGTGCCCGTCGAGATACTCCTTGTCGGCGTTCTCGATCGCCGCGTCGATCCATGCGTCATCGTAGTCGAAGTCGCCGCGCTTGGTCGTGGCGAAGATCGGGACGTTGAAGATCGTTACAGTCTCATCGTCGTTCACCTCGTGTCGGAACTGACCACCGACGATGGGTCCGAGATTCTTACGCTTCGGGGCGAGGCCCGTGGCCTCTATCGTTGCTGTTGCGTCGACTGACATGTGGCGCGCATCATATCACTTGCGTCGTGTGTCATCTGACCCATTCAGGATGCGAAGCGTTCGCTCTTGCGCGGTGCGCGGCGGCGTACTGCCTTGCTCCCAGCGATACACGGTCTTGCGGGCCACGCCGATTCGAGCCGCGAGCTTGGATGCTCCCATCTCCGAGTACGCCTCGCGGAACTTCTCCCTGAAGTCAGTCATTGCGTGAACCCTTGGTCGGGTCCGGCGGCGTTGATGCTTCGCGGCCGGTGCGTGATGACGCGCCCATTCTTGTCGATCAACCCCATGCGCTTGAGCTTCGAGCGAGTCACGAATGAGCGCACGCATCGACACTGGAATCCAAGCGGAGGTATCAACCCGCGGCGTAACCACTCGGGCGAGTCGACTGCCGCGATGAACCCGTGCGCTGCCCAATGGTTTGGTCGAACGTTCGAGTCTCGTGTCGCATCGAACCGAAACGCGGGGACGACTACCCGCACGGCGGGGTTCGACGTCATCGTCACCGCGCCGTCGTCGTACGCACGCGACTGTGTCGTGCGAACAACGTTCTCGCTGTAGGCACGAGACCATGCTTCCGTGTCGGCCAACAAGGCAGAGGTATCTGGCGTCGGCTGGCCTTGCTCTAGGGAGTCAGCGATGACGAGCTGTACTCGCTGGACGATGCTCTGTGTCGACGCACGCGCCGCTGTGAACGCGCCTTGCTCGATCAGGCGAGTGACGTCCATGGCAGACTCCGCGACCATAGGGACGCGCCTGAGCAGCTCACGCGTCGACATGCGCGTCACGGCTACCGCTGTCTTCGGGATCCCCTTCGCCGCCAGCACGCCCGGTGCTGCGCTCGCCACCGTACGGAGCACGGACACGCGCCCGGCCATGTGGGCTCGCCCCATGACTTCGGCCAGCTCTGACTCTAGGAGCTTGACCGACTTCTCCATGCGCGGTTTGCCGACCGAAGCGATCACGCGCCGCACGGCCTTGTTCATGTCACCGGCGTACTTGGACGCGAGTGCTTCGAGTTCTTCGGCTGTGTCAGGCATCGCGCCAGTCTACCCCGCCAGAGGTACTCCCTGCCAGAACTTGACATGTACACCATTCGGTGTATAATGGATCTGTCGGGGGAAGTTCCCGGCAGAACGGAGAGCGAATGACCAAGTACAGGAAGGCACGCACGAAAGCTGACATCAATGCCGACCCGCGTATCGAAGGAGACGTCCGGAACGAAGGTAACGACGGATGGTGGGCCAATCTCAAGGACGGATTCCAGATGGAGCCCAACAGCCAAGTCCACGGCTTGCACGAATACTCGATCAAGGAAATGTGCGAGATGCTGAACCTCGCTGTCTCGCCCTGCCAGAAGGGGTGCCCATGCGGGCACGGAAGTAACCCCGTGTAAACGTCGGCACTATGCACCAACCGGTGTACAATGGAAGCGTCGGGTGGGCGAGAGCCTGTCCGGCAGAACGGAGTGTAAATGCACAAGGAATACGGATACGAAATCGAGAAAGCCTGTTCCATCGTTGGGGCAAGCGAAGAGACAGCGATCGCAATCCTCAAGGGCAACCGTGATGTTCACGATGCCGTTGGCAAGATGGGCGAAGAGCTGATCCATTTGGACGACGAGCTATCCGATGCTCGCGCCGATCGCGACTCGATGATCGAGCAGATGGGGCACGTAGAGAACGCAAGCGACATCTTCGCGAAGCTCAAGGCAGAGCTGGAGTTCGCGCTGGCAACCGGCGAGACCGTGATGCTCTACAAGTACCTGGGTGAAGTCGAGCAGGCGCTCGAAGATGTGGAGGCGTAATGGATCCTAATGTAACAGTGCAAGAGATGATCGAAGCCGTGCTCGATGACGAGATGAGCGTGCTGCACGAGCGAGCCACGAGTCTGATTCATTGGATCAAGATGGGCGGATTCATGCCTACCGCCCCGCACAATCCGATCAAGTTCGCGATGGCTATGCGGGATCTTGCAGAGCAGAACGGTGGCGCATAACTTGACATGTACACCACCCGGTGTATGATGAATGCGAACGGAGGACACACGATGAAGATGACATGCGGACGCTGCGGAATCGCCGCGGCAAACGGAGTCCTGTGTGACCCGTGCTACCTGGGAGTTCTTGAGGACAACCTCTCCTCGAACGCCCTGATGGCAGTGCTCGGAGAAGAGCGCGAGAAGGAAATACGCGATGAGATCGCGAAGCTGAAGGAGCAGGCATGAAGAGTTTCAAACAGTGGATGAAGGACGTAGACGAGAAGATCGAAGACATCTGCGGTCTCTACTCCTCGGACTTGGCTGACTACTCGTACTTCGAGGCTTACGAGAGCGGGGCCGGAACGACTGAGATCGCGAAGCGCGTACTGCGCGCAGAAGGGTGGACAGGATGAACAACGGAGACACACTCGTTAGCAAGTGGGGGTACGACCAAACGAACGTCGACTTCTACATCGTGCTGAAGCGCACGCCGAAGATGGTTACTGTCACCAAGGTGAAGGTCGACCAGCGAGCCACCGGAGACATGACCTACACGGCTACGCCGAGCATCCCGCTCGTGCCGGTCGGGCCCACGAAGAGCTTCAGGATCAAGGAGTATCGAGGCGACCCGTACGTCAAAATCGCGCACGGAAGCGCGTACGTGTGGGACGGCACACCTCAGAAGGGAACGAGCTACGCATGAAGATCACGAACGTACGAACCACGGACGTCCCGCGCTACGGCGTGACCGCGGACGGGTACTCGAAGCGATCGGGTGCCCCGACGCGCATGCTGGTACAGCTCGAAGGTAGTGGCATCTGGCGCCGGGTCATGTGCTGGCAGTTCTCGAACGCGGGGACGCTGTTCATCCACATGCTCGGGGAGGATCACATTCTCACGCCTGAGAATGAAATCGAACTCGCGCCATTCGCATCGTAGCGGTGCCGCCAAACCTTGACCTGTACACCATCCGGTGTATGATGAAGGTGAAAGAGAGGACACATATGGATCACAAATACAAGAGCTTCGAGAAGCTCGTCAAGATTCGATGGTCCGGCGGCACCGCTTGCCCCACCGTCGAGCGCGAGCTGACCGACGTCAACTTCACGGGCGCGGCGCGCAAGATCCTTGAGATCGTCGACTTGCTCAAGAGCAAGGGAGCGCAGGAGCCGGAAGGCAAGAAGATGCCGCACGACTCCGGGGAATACGTCGGACACGGTCGGGTGAGCTACGAGAGCTGGAGCGAGATGCACAGCTACCACAACTCGTTCGGGTTCCGCATCACGAGCGACGGCCTTGAGCCGGAGCACTTCAAGACGATCGGTGATCGTCTCGCGAAAGCCTTCGCGATGAAGCCCGGAAACTACTGCCGACCGAAGTGGATCGAGCGCACCGATGAGGTGGCGATCTTCGAGATCGGCGGCTACGGGATTGGAGACTAGACCGTTTAAACGGTCCGCACCTACTGGACCCTGTACACCGCCCGGTGTATAATGAGTATGTCGGGCGGAGAGCCCGCCCGGCAGAACGGAGTTCCCATGAGCGACAAGGTTTGGATGTGCGAGGGCTGCGGTTGCGAGACCGATGGCGAGGACTGCGAGGCCTGCATGGACGACATGCACGAAGACGCAATGTTCCCGGACTGGGACTGAGAGGAGATACGATGGAGTTTGTTTTTCAATGGAGTCAGAGTGACAGCTACCACTTCGAGGGCAGCCCGTACATGGCCGGTGTGAACATCGCCGGTTGGGTCTACGCCGACAAGGGCGTCAAGGGATACAAGATCAAGACCCAGCTCCGGTGGGACGTCGACGGCAAGTGGCTGAATCAGGACCAGTGGGCTGAGGTCAAGCGGGGCATGAGCGCGGTGAAGGCATGACCACCGACAAGAAGATCGAGCTGTTCCGCAAGCAAGGATGGTGCCCAGTGAAATGGGCACACCACCCGCAAGCGATCAAGGATCTGTTCCGCAAGGGCCGTTTCGTGCCGAAGATGAAAGCGTGTTTCGAGAACGCTGCGAAGCTCGTGCTCGCCTCGCGAGGCACTGAGCACGAGGGCCGAGTCGTGTACGTCGAGGGGCATCTGATGCTCTATGGATACATTCCGATTCACCACGCGTGGATCGAGTTCGACGGCAAGGAGATCGACGTCACGTTGAACAACGGAGACGAGCTGGTAGCAGCGGGACGGATCGAGTTATTCGATCTGAACAAGGCACTACTACAGACCAAGCGTTGGGGCGACTTGCTTCGGGGTCTGGAAATGGCACGCGCCTCAGCTTGACACGTACACCATCCGGTGTATCATGTAGGTGAAGGAGTGAACATGAAACGCAACAAGTACGAGACGGGCCGACGGGCCGCTCTGAAGATGACGCTCAAGATCGCTGAGGCGGTAAGCGCGGCCATCGGTGAGGGCAGCTTTCAGTCCGCCAAGTTCCT